GATCTGACTTTGCATTTAAAAAAGTATTTGCCATTAATTTAAAAAGAAGTTTTGTGCTTCTACCTCGTCTTTTAAATCTTGTTGAAACGTTGTGTTTAATTTTTCTATTACAGCATCCAAGTCTCTAACTTGTGAGTCAGCAACTTGTTGAGAATATTCTTTACTAGGTCTTGTTAATACTTGAACTATCTTTGCCATTATGATCTAAACGCTTTCTTTGCATCCGAATATGATTTTGAAAAAGACCTTGTAGGTGCGCTAGTTTTTCTAGTTGGTATACTACCCCCACCTCGCGCTATGTCTTGATTTGTTGGTTGTATATTCATAATTCTTTTTCTGTTTCTTGTTTTAGCTGGATCATATGTAATTATATCTCCTTGAGGATCATCACTTCCAAGGAAGTCAGTTTCTTTTCTTCTTTTTTTTCTATCAAAATAATCAACTAATGTTTTTGATCTACCAAAATCAGATTGTTGTATTCTTTGATTTAAACTTCTAATACCACCAGGGACGTCACCTAATCTTTTTAAAAAACCAATACCTGGTATAAAATTAGTAAGAAAGTCAAACAGTTTAGCGATACCAGTTTTAGTTTCTTTTACCTCATCAGTTTCATCAGCTTCATTAGCTGATGGAAGAAATTGAAAGTTTGTTCCTTGATCGCTTGGTGTATTTCGAGTAAAGCCTTGTTCAATATCTACAGGAGTTCCAAAAGTGCTTGCTGCTGATGATGCAGTTATACCTTTATTATTTGATGGAAAGAAAAAAGATGCTTGGTCATCGGTAGCAAATCTTAAAGGTGCGTCGCTAACGTTAGGATATGAAATGGGAACTGTTCTAGCTTTATTATTTTCTATAATTATTTTAGTATTTTTTTGATTATCTGCAATTATTTGATTTATTAAATCTTGATTTACTAAATTTCGATTTTGTAAATTAGGAACATTATACTGATTAAGTATGTCTGTAGTATTAATAAGAGGAATATTATTCATCATCTTATTACCTGTATTTGTTCCTACAATTCCTGATTGATTTTCAAAAGGTCTTAATAATTGTTGTAATCTTATTTCATCTAAAGTTGCCATTATCTTCTTCCATCCGGTTGTGTATCTAATCTAAAAGTTCCTAACTTCCAACTTTGAGAAGCTCCTGTGTTAGCTACTTTTAGAGATATTGCTCGTGCTCTTGCACGAGTATCTACTTTACTAGTAGATGAGGTAATTGTAAAGGGTCCTAATGAAGAACCTGCATAACTATCATTTGGATAATTACGTAATTGTAGTGTTATTTGTGTGTTTCCTGTTTGTGATAAGAAGTCAGGCACAAATCTTCTTATTTTCATAATGTGTTCACCATCCCCTTTAAAAGTTGCAACCCCTGAAGCCTGACCCAAGGCACTTCGTTGTTGTGTAATATCAAAATCTCCAGATTCAATATTAGAAGTAATAGCTGTTGTAGCTCCACCTTTTATTTGGTCGGTTCCTGTTTCATGTTCAAAGTATGTTGTGCAACCGTCTGTATTACCGACCACATCATAAGAATCATTACTATCTGCATCATATTCTGTAGCATGTGGTAAACCAAATATAGCTGAGTCTTTCCATGTTCCTCGAGCTAGTGTTCCTGTAGTCCATACAGGTCTTTGTGGACTAGAATCAAAGTAGTTATAAGTTACACATCTGTCAATAACTGTAGATCCCTCAGAACAATAGAACCAAGTAATCTCACCAAACAAATTATTTAAACCTGCATTAATTAACTGTGATGCCGTAGTGTTTAAATTAGTATAAACAAAATCTTCTACCAAACAAATCATCGATTCTAGATTACCTGCGTATTTGAAAAAACCATTTTCTGACATCCAGTACGCAGCACCATCAACTTCGATTGCAGCGTTCTGTCCTATCAATCCACAGTTTGTACCTACTTGTGCAAAACCAAATGTAAATGGTGAACCTATAAAACGCATCGTAAACAAAGATGTATCTGACCATACATAGATAGCATCTCTACCTCTAACTGCTCCTACAATTCTTGATCCATCTGCTAGCCTTTGTGTACCAGCCGTATTGGTTGCTGTAGGTGTATAAGAATTTATATTTTCTTGATCAGAGAATCTTATAAACATTTCATCTTGAGTAGTTTTATCACCTATAGTTGTTTCTGTTCCAAAAAATACTAAGTGTCTATCAGGTGTAGATACAATCATATCTCTTGATGCAGTTGGTGCACCAGATATAATGGTTGCTCTTGTTGCTGTAGCGTTTGAAGCATCAGCGTTCCATTCAAAAACTTCTCCATTATGAATTAATGCAATTACAGTTTTACCAAAAGCATCAATACTCCATAAACCTGGATCAAGAACTAAGTCTCCTGATGCCGCTTCACCCCATGCAACATAATCTGATGCATTAGTAACTGTTGCACCATCAGAGTGTGCAGATCGTGTAGAGTTTCTAACTCCTCTTGTAATTCCTGTTAAGTCGTTTCCAGAAATACCTGTATAAGAAATTTCTTCATTTCCAACTTGAATATAATTTGTTCCTGAAGATGGGAAATTAGTTGTGCTAGTTAGTGTAATAGATGTTCCCGATCCACCTGTTCCTGCTGTATCATCTAATAACGCACCATTTAAAGTTGTAGTCACAGCTCCTGATACAGTACCACCAAAAGAACCTAATCCCCAACCAAAACCTGGTAATTGTTCTGCAGGTCCAACAGAATAATAAGACTGAACTCTAATACCACCGGACGCTGTGGCTCCTGACCCAGTTTCATTTGATGGCATTGTAATTGTAATCGTAAGTGCTGTAACAGAAGTAACCATAAATTTTTTATCATCAAAGTCTGACGCACCAAAATTAGAGTTAGTTATTGCAGTGAAATTATCTAAAAGCACAATATCGTTTGCATTTAAATTGTGTGGAGTTGTAAAAGTAATTGTAACTTCAGCTGATCCATTAGTAGTTGTAAAAGCGTTAGTTAAGGTTGTAGTCGCTCTTATAGGATGTATATCATAGAAAACACCACCAGTATAAGCATACAAAATTCTGTTTGTTCCTATAATTGAGTACTTAATACCTTCTTTATTAACTAAATGAAAAAGAGCTCTTGCTGCACCAGTTAATTTATTGTCACCTAACTGCTTCCAACCACCTATTTTTTCAGGCGTACCATATCTAAATCTTACATTATCGCCACCAACCCATTGTCCTTCGGCTGTGGTTTCTGTAATTTGTTTATTGAATCCAGGTTGAAATCCTATCTTTTGTAACATATGGCCTCATTATATAGAATATTTAAAGTAAATCTATACTATATATTATGGTTTATATCAAAGTTAAAAATAACTGAAGTTTGAATTAAAAGCTATTACAGTCTTTCTTTTTTTGTTGACTGCAGGAGCACTGTGTAGCAGATGAGCTGGAAACGTAATAATATCTCCTTCGTTAGCTGTATATTCAAATAACTTATCTCTTACTTTAACTTGAGTTATGTCTTTAGAAGACGGTAGTTCTATAAAATATACATTTGCCCAATTAGTGCTTTCGTGATTATGAAACTTATGATAGGTGCCATCGTGATACTGTTGAAACCAACCATTATCAATGTGCCACTGATCTGCTTTAAAATGTTTTTTCTGTTCATTCATAATTGGATCAATAATATTGTCGTAAAAATAATGTAGATATTTTCTAGGGTGATCTTTAGGAACTAACCAATCTGATTTACTGTTTTGTTGGGATTGACTTTGTGGCATTTCATCAATTAAACTAAGTAATATCTTTTTATGTTTTTTATGATTTTTAACTTTAGATATTAAAAAATCACATGTTAAATTAATTACCTCCATTTAGGACCTCCTATAAACATGGCTAAAGTTTTTCTAACGCCTTTAGTTACAGGTGTAACTTCGTGATTTACAAAACCGTGAAATAATACCATAGATCCAGGTTCTTTAAATTGATCTATAACAATCTCTCCTTGATAAAATATTTTTAAATCACCACCCTCATATTTATTTTCTGATACATTTATTAATAAAGTTCCTTTTATATCGAACCCTGCTGTTTTAGGTTCTTGATCTAAATGCCATTTGTAATGATTTTTTTGTTTTGCAGTATAGGTAGTTAAATTAATAAATTTATCATCAGGATAAGGATAGGTAAGAAAGCCAAGGTCGTGAGTTAGTACATAATCAGCAAACCCATATACTTTTTGTAAATAAGGTTTTACTAAATTCCACCTAATTAATTTTGTGCTTTGATCTTGTTTTAGACTATCACCGTTTACTGTGGCAACCACCTTATTGGTTTCTTCTTCCGAATAGTTATTAAGAACAAACTTATTGAGGTCTTTTATTTGTTTTTTATTAAACTGTGATGGCCAATAAAAATAAGGAGCTATCATTATTCGTAACAGTTCATATCAAAAGATATAATGTTCCTTTCTTTTTTTAACAAATTAGGTTCTACAAAATGTAAAAGATGTCCTGGAAAAATGATTAGTGTTCCTTCTTTACATTCTATTTTTCTTAATTTAGTTTGACCATTTGTTTCATTTGGCCATGGCGCAATAAAAGTAGTGGAGTTTTGTTCTTTGTCTAAATCTAAATATAATATTCCACTGTACATAACTCTACCGTGATGGTGAGCTATCTGATAGTCATGTTGTTTATATCTGATAGCCCAAGAATCTACTATATTCATATTTTTAAAACCACATTCATTACCAAATAAATTAAACTCATCATAAAATATGTTTAATAATATGTCGGTAAGATTGATATTAGATTTATCAAATCTTGTAGTTTCAAAAGATGTAAGATTTCTTCTATGATATTTAAAATCTTTAATATGTTCTTTTAGTTTTTTCTTTTTAGTCTTCCAGTTTTTTACTTGTGTAACAAACGCATCTATAGAAAACAATGTCTCTATCATTTATCCTCCTCAATTGTGCATATACAAATCATTCTAACTTCATGATCTTCTCCAGGAGAACCGGCAGCATGATAATTTTCTCCGGGAAATATAATGTACTTACCTTCTTCTGCTGTCATTTCTTTAATCAACTCTTTAGCTTTGTATGGATCATATCTATCTTTGTTAGATATTGCTGGATTGCTTTTATAAGTTTCTTTAAATAAAAACGTAGATCCTTTAGTAAATTTGTTTAAGTATATTATAATATTTGTATGTGGAAAAGTATGATCAAAATGTGTATTAGAGTATTCTTGTTTAAAATAAGTTGTATAGTTTAATGCTGCTCTTAATATTCTTTTAATTTTAATCTTATGTTTTTTACATAATTTTTTTATTATGTCTGTAAAAAGAAAATAATAATCAGAGTTTATTCTATACCCTTCGTCAGTATCATAATTATATCTTGGTAATAAAGTATGAGTTAGACAAGGATAATTTTTTTGAAATCCGTAAACAGGTTCTGGGTAATAATACCAGGGAAACATATTGTTGTTAACAACATTAGTTTTTATTTCTTGTAAATCTTTTTTAGTAATATAGCCCTCTCTTATTTTTACCATTTTTCGTATATCCTTTTTGGGTAAGTTAAATCATTTGCTCCATCATAAGCTTGATCTACGTTTGGTCCTTTTGCATCTACATAATGCATAAATACCTGACAACACGTTTCACCTTTATAAGCTTCTCTCCAATGTTCATATTTAGCACCTTCATAAAATACTGCTTCTCCAGGTTTACAACTATATGCTTTACCATCCATAAATATTGGCCAATCAACATCCTGCCAAATATTTAAAGTTAAAGAAATTTCACAGGCAGGTCTATCTTTATGTTTAAATAAAGATTGTCCATTTATATATAAACGAGAATAACTATATGTTGGTAATAACTTCTTTTTATATATTTTTTCCGCTACATGTTTTTTACTACATAAAAAATAATCCATCACAGGATCTCCATAAATACATAAAGCATTTTTAATCATGTTATCAGGTTTTGTTCTTTTCTCTCTCATTTTAAAAAAACAAAATTCTAAATACTCTTTTACATCTGTAAGTTCTTTTTTATTTAAAAATTTTTTATTATGATAAATCATTTCCAAGGTGCTCCTATTGCCCAATTAACTAAAGAGTATCTTGTGCCTTTGGTTATCGGAGATACTTTATGCCATACATAACTAGGAAATATTAACACGCTTCCCTGTTGTTTAAATTCTGGTATTTTGTATGGAACAATATCTTTACCAAAAGAAAAATAAAAATCTCCTCCTTCGTATTTTTTAGGATCTGATAGACTAACACAACAAGATAATTTTCTTACTTTGCCTCTTAAATCAGGATGTGCTTGATCACCGTAAGGCTCTACTAAATTATCTACGTGCCAATCGTAATGTTGATTTTTTTTATATATAGTAAATTGCATTGCTTCATTCCACATAATATCTACATTCCAATTAGCTTTTTCATTTGCTGTGTAAATATATGGACAAACTATGTCATATAATTCTGATTCGTTTGAAAAAATTATATCTGAATCTCTATACCCTTTATCTATATTATTGTCTTTACCGATAACACCTTCTTCAATTCTACCTTTTTTAAATATTTTAAATATTTTATTAA